GGTATTCTAGTACATTTTGGAACTGTCGACAGCGACTATCGAGGAGAAGTACAAGTCGTAATGCAAAATTTGAACCAACACGGAGTTGAATTTGAAGCAGGACAGAAGATAGCTCAAATAGTTTTTAGTAAAAAGACAGATATTGAGTTAGAACAAACAGAGGACATAGAAAACAATACTAATAGAGGAATAGGCGGTTTTGGTAGTACGGGAGCATTTTAGTTATGAGTAATCCATATAAGAATTTAGCATCAGCTATTGTACTACAAGCAATAGATGATACAGTTAGAGCAATACAAGGCAGATGTCCAAGAGGTTATTCATTCAATGGCAGAGATCACGAAGATATAATTCAAGAAAATTATAAGTTCTTTAGATCAACTTGGTTCGCTTGCTTAACTGATATTGATGGTAAAAAACTTGTAGAAACTTTTGAAAGTAAGAGGGAGTTTATAAAGCAAAATAAGTTTAATAGGATTAATAAGTTTTTGGAGGGTTAAATGGAAGATATAAAACAAGAACTTAAAAATATTAAATATTTAGAAATTAACAAAATACATGGAAAAAAAGCACATATAGTAAAAGTACGTATAGTATTAAAAGGCATTGATTATAGAATGGATAAGGTTCAAAATTCTAGTACAAGTGATATGTCGGATGCAATTATAAAAATTGTGGACCTAGAAGAAAGTATCAAAAAAAATATAAGTATTTTAGTAGAAAAGAAAAAAATATTAAAATCTAAGATTGATGCATTAGAACCTACTATGTATCAGATATTGTACTTAAGATATTTTAAATACTATCAATGGTCAGTTATAGCAAATGAACTTTTTTATTGTGAAGGTTATATTAAAAAACTTCATGGCATAGCTTTGGAAATTTTAAGAAAAGAAGTTACGAAAAGTTACTAAATGTTACGAAATGTTACTTCTTGACATGATATAATGATAATGTGAAATTAGTGCATTGAGCACCTCCTTTTAATAATATATTTTGTAAGTAAGCAGGAACGGATATAAAATTATATCCGTTTTTGTGCTATAATACAGATGTAAAAAATTTATTCGTTATGGAGGTTTAAAATAATTATGGAGTATATTAAAAATATCATGAAAAATATTTTGAGTTACATTGTAACATCAGGGATTATAACATACTTTTTTATACATTATAATAATAAAAAGTTGGAGAGAGAAAAATGGAAAAATAGCAAAAATTTACAAATTGATAACTATTTTAGAAGTATAAGCGGAGAAGAACTCAAAAGTGTATTAGATTTTTGGGCATCAATAATATTTAAGTTAGGTGAAAATAATAATATTACTGTAAGCGATATGAGGGAACTTCAACAAAAAACTTTTATGTATGGTTCTGATAAGACAGTTAAAATATTAAGCAAATTTCAACAAAATTCATATAAAAATAACCCGAATAATCAAAAAGGATTAATTTATGCAGCACTTATAATGTGTAGTTTAAAAAATGATTTTTCTGGTATTGAAATTAATCCTTTAACCATTTTAGAATTAAAATTAAAAGATTTTTACAAAAATGAAGATGAACTTAAAAAGTACTATAATGAAATTTTGTTAGAAATAAAAGACATCTAATAAGGTGTCTTTTTTATTACAAGAAAGGGGCTGATGATATGGAAAAATTATCTATTAAACAAAAGCGATTTGCTGATGAGTATATCATCAGTGGAAATGCTACACAAAGCGCAATTATAGCTGGATATAGTAAAAAATATGCTGCAACAAATACAGACAAGTTACTAAAAAATACTAATATTAAAAATTATATAGATGAACGTCTAAAAGAGTTAGAAGATAAGGCAATCGCAAAACAAGAAGAAGTGTTGAAATATCTAACCTCTGTAATGAGAGGAGAGCACGAAGAAGAAGTCTTGTATGGTGTTGGCGAAGGTGTTCAAAGTACAAGACATGTGGAAGTAGGAGCGAAAGACAGAATAAAAGCTGCAGAACTACTTGGCAAAAGATACGGAACTTGGACTGATAAAGTAGATGCTAATATAAATTTACCTACAATAATTTCAGGAAGTGAAAAGCTTGAAGACTAATGAAATATTTTTACCTGATATAGTTGGGAAAGGTTACGGGACTTATTGGAACTATAAAGGACGTTATAGAGTTTGTAAAGGTTCAAGAGCAAGTAAGAAGTCAACTACTACAGCTATGAATTTAATTTATAGAATTATGGAATATCCAGAGAGTAATGCTCTTGTTGTTCGTAAGACTTACAGAACCTTACTTGATAGTTGCTTTGCTCAGCTTAAATGGGCAGTAAATAGATTAGGTGTTAAAGAATATTTTGATTTTAAATTAAGTCCTCTTGAAATAATTTATAAACCAACAGGACAGAAAATTTTATTCAGAGGTTTAGATGATCCTTTAAAAGTTACATCAGTTACTGTTGATGTTGGTAGTCTATGTTTTCTGTGGATAGAGGAAGCTTACGAGATAATGAGCGAGAGCGACTTTGATATGCTTGATGAGTCTATAAGAGGGGAAGTGCCAAAAGGACATTTCAAGCAAATAACTCTAACTTTTAACCCATGGAATGAAAGACATTGGATCAAGGGAAGATTTTTTGATAAAGTAGATAAAGACGTTTTAGCAATTACAACGAACTATACTTGTAATGAGTGGTTAGATAGGTCAGACTTGAATGTCTTTGAAAGAATGAAAGAAAATAATCCAAGACGTTATCAAGTTGCGGGACTTGGTAATTGGGGTATAGTTGACGGCTTAATTTATGAAAACTTTGAGGAAAGACAATTCACTTTAGAAGATGTAAAAGATTATAAAACAGTAGCAGGATTGGACTTTGGTTATACAAATGACCCAACTGCTTTTTTTATTGGTTTTTTGGATAAAAAAGATAGTATTTTATACGTTTGGGATGAAATGTATAGCAAAGGTCTTTCAAATAAAAAAATCTATGAAAATATTAAAAATATGGGCTACTCTAAAGAAAAGATAACAGGAGATAGTGCAGAGCCCAAAAGTATAGATGAGTTAAAAGGTTATGGTCTTAGAATTAAAGGAGCTAAAAAAGGCAAAGACAGTATATTAAATGGCATACAGTGGATTCAGGATTTAAAAATAATCATACATCCTCGTTGTAATAACTTTTTAACAGAGATTAGCAATTATCAATGGGACAAAGACAAGTTTGGAAAAGCTTTAAATAGACCTATTGACGACTTTAACCACTTACTAGATGCTATGAGATATGCTTTAGAGGATGACATACAATCTAAGACAATTAAAGCTGTAAATAGAAGTATTTTAGGTTTATAGGAGGAATTAATGATAAAACGAAGTGAAGATATAATTTTTAATGAAGACAAGAGCATTAATGAAAAAGCTCTTATTTCGTGTTTAAAAGAACATAAAGAGTCTATTGCTAGGTTTACTACACTTAAGGACTTATACGACGGAAAACATGCAATTTTAGAACGTAGCAAGACACAAACAGACTTAGCTAATAATAAATTAATGATTAATCATGCAGAGTATATAACAGACTTTGCAACTGCTTATTTTATGGGAAACCCGATTAAATATACTTTCCCTGAAGAAGAAACGAGAACGGATGATGATTCACTGTTACAAGCTTTTAGAAAAGCAAATATAACTCAAGTTGATACAGAACTTGCAAGAGATTTATCCATTTTTGGAATAGGTATTGAATATGTATATCAAGACAAAGAAGGGAATACAAAGTCAACTAATCTTGACCCTAGAACAGCTTTTATAGTTGTGGATGATACAGTTGAAGAAAATACTTTAATTGGTGTTCATAGAATTAAGAAAAGAAACGAAAACAACAAAGAAATAGGCGAAATTTTAAAGGTAATAACAGATGACACTGTTTATACTTATGAATTTAAAAACGATAAATTAAGCCTAATTAATGAGGAATTAAACGTATTTAATGAAGTGCCAATGATTGAATATTGGAATAAGGTTAATCAAAAAGGAGACTTTGAAAGTGTAATAAGTTTGATTAATGCTTATAACTTATTACAGTCAGACAGAGTAAATGACAAAGAGCAATACGTCGATTCATTACTTGTACTTTATGGAACATTAGCAGGAGACAACTCAGAAGAGAAACTAAAGACTGCAAGAGAATTAAAGAGACTAGGTTTACTTGAATTATCCGAAGGAGATAAAGTAGAATATCTCTCAAAGACTTTCCACGAAGCAGATGTTGAGCTTTTAAAGAAGTCTATCATTGAAGATATTCACAAAATTAGTAAGGTTCCAAACTTAACGGATGAAAATTTTGCTGGTAACTCTTCAGGTGTTGCTATGAAATATAAGTTACTTGGACTTGAACAACTGGCACAAACTAAAGAAGAATATTACAGAATTGGACTAAAAGAAAGAATAAAACTATATTCTAATATTTTAAATATTAAGATGATTAGAACTGATATTGATAATATAGAAATGACTTTCATAAGGTCTTTACCTGTTAATGAATTGGAAATTGCTCAATTAATAACATACCTAAATAATGTTGTTTCTCAAAAAACTCTACTTACTCTACTTCCTTTTGTTGAGAATGTGGATAACGAGATTGAAAGAGTTGAAGAACAAAAACAAAATAGCATTAAATTAGCTCAACAGTCTTTTGGAGGTTATGAAATAGGTCAAGAAGATGAAGAGTAGTAGTTACTTTGAAGAACGTTCAGAACTTAGAATGAAAAAAATGCACGATAAAGCTACTAAATGTATGACTAAGGTTAATAAAGCTTATGATGATAGCTTGGAACGTTTAAAAAAAGAAATAGACCATATAATGAGTGATTATAGCCCTACTGAAAAGATAGACTATGACAAGTACAAAGAGTTATTACAAATTTATAATACCACAAAAGACACAAGAGTTAAGGCAGAAGCAAAAAGGCTTATAAAAGAGAATTCCGCTTCATATAGAATTCAAAGAAAAGAAGCTTTATCAAAAGCTATTGAAATAGAAAAACTAAAGCAAGTAGACACTCAGTTGAACTTAGGGGGCAAACATTTAAAAAATGTTTATTCCTCTGTTTTGAGTGATTTAGGCGGTGCTAGAGTTAGTGAAAAATATTTAGATGAAGTTCTTAATCATAATTGGGCTGGATCTAATTTTTCAAAAAGAGTTTGGCATAATCAAGATGTTTTAGCAAAGAGTTTAGAATCTAACTTGCTACAATCTTTTGCAAGTGGTAAATCTAATAAGCAAATAGCTGATGAGTTAGAATATCATACCAACTTGGGAAGATATGCAGCAAATAGACTTATAAGGACTGAAACATCCTATATGGTAAATAGCGCAGACTTAGAAAGTTCTAAGCAAAGAGGAATAAAAGCAAAGAAATTTCAAGCTAATTTAGATAAAAGAACATCAAAGATATGTAGAGAACATAATCAAAAAGTTATCTTAATAGATGATATAAAAATCGGTGAAAATGCTCCACCTCTTCATCCATTCTGTAGGTCGTTTTTAAGTGATGTATTGGAAGGTTGGGACTATGAAACTGAAGAAGAATTACAAGCTTTAGTAAGTAATGATGAAGTAGAAACAGAAGAAGTTAAATACACGGAAGAACAAATAGATAATGCACTAAGACATTATGTATCAGGCAACGGAATGTGGATTAATCAATACTTAAGAGACCCAAGTAATTTTGATAAGCTAACTTTAGAAGAAAAAGAATATCTAGATATCTTAGATTACGCTTTAAAAAATGATATTTCAGAAACTGTTTTATATCGTTCTGTAGATGCTAAAGCTATTTTTGGAGATATTTCTTATAATGATTTCGAGTTATTAAAACATCACTTAGGATATGATTTACCAAATGAAAGGGCATTAGAATTAATAAATAGTGCTATGGGCAAAGAAATTGTTGAAAAAGGCTTTATGAGTACTACAACAGTTAAAGATATAGCTTTTTATTGGAGAGATTTTAGCGGTAGTGATAAACCTATTGTTATAGAATTCAAAGTTCCTAAAGGAACAAAAGGAAAAAATCTACATTTCCTAGATTTTGAAAGTGATCCACAGAGAGAGGTTTTATTAGCTAGGAATACAAAATATAAAATTAACGAAATAGGTTGGGGTGGAAACGGGCAAATTCATGTTAAAGCTGAGATAATAAATAGTGACAAATCTATTCAAAAAGGGTATAATATAAATAATAAAGTAGAATTACCTACTACACTATCAAAGTTTAAAGAATATGGGGACACTTGGGAAAAATCAATAGTAAGTAAAGAATTAACAGTTAATCAAATTGAACTAATAGGAAATAAAATGTCTGAAGTAATAAAAAATAGTGAGTATGCTATTCGTGTTGATACTGAAATTTTCGATAAAATTTTAGATGACGGACGTTTTAAAAATCAATTTGAAACAAAAACGAGTGGCGGAGCTTTAAACTTTGATTATAGAAAAAAGGCAACAAAACAATTATTTGGCAAAGGTGCTATTAAAGATGTTAAAGATTATGAAAAGTATGGTTACTTAACTACTAATGATTTTATCGAAGAATATCATAATTCTAACGTATCTCAATACGGAAATTGTATAGTTCATTTTGATAAAAAGTATTTAAAAAATAAAGTAACTTATACATTAGATGATAGTTTAGGGCAAGCTTTAAATAAAGTTACAGTTGCAGGTGATATTGAAAATCCTAGAGCAAATGGAATTAATAAAAATCGATTTGATTACTGGGCTAATTGGTTCAAAGAAAGAAAGAATAAAAATCTTACAATAGATGATTTTATGCAAGATAGTAGAATTCATTATATTGAGTTACAATATCACGGAGAATTAAAACCTGATTTTATAAAAGAAGTTTGTTTTACTGGAAAAGATACAGAAGTTCCTAGTAGTTTAGTAAAAAGGCTAAAATCAAAAGGAATAAAGGTATTTAAGATAGAGGGAGAGCGGGACTATGAAAAACTTATTGAACTTTAAAAAAATATTAGGGTATTATCGTTCGGGAGCGGTTGCATTCTTGCTTGACGATGGAAGATATGCAATGACTAATGTAAATTATTATTCTAAAGCTTCAGGTGGTAGGGTTGAAGTATCAACTGAAAGTTTAAGATTTTTAAGAGGAAAAGAGATTACAAATAATATTCCTGATGATTATGAAGATAAAATTAAAGAAATTTTGAATAATTCAAAAACAAAAATTAGGGTTTTAATGGATTAACAACTAAATAACTAAACCACAAAGGCACTGTAAAAGGTGTCTTTTTTATTGTCAACAAGGAATTTCGCTACCTTATGACAAGACCTGAGTAAGTCTTTAAACTGCTTTTTTATTATGCTTGGAGGTGCGATTATGGAAAATAACAACAATGATAATTCAAGCTTTTCTAATTTTTTAGGAATGTTAACAATTTTATTTATAGGTCTTAAATTAACTGGCTTTATTAGTTGGAGTTGGTTTTGGGTGTTAAGTCCTATAATTTTACCAATTATTGTAATATTCATTATTTTTCTAATAATGCTATTAATAAGTATTAAAAAATAGCCTTTTTTACTTGTTATTAGGCTTTAAAGAGATAACAAAGGCAAAAGAACCAACTTTTTAAATGGGAAGGAGAAAAAACAAATGGAAGAAAATAACGTACAAGATGTGGAAGTTCAAGAGACAGTAACCGAAACAGAAGTAGAAAAAGAGCAAGAGCAAGAGAAAAAATTCACTCAAGATGAATTAAACTCAATCATTGCAAAAGAAAAAAGCAAATGGGAAAAGAAAGCTGAAAGTGATAAGGAAGAGGCAAAGAAACTTGCTAGAATGAATGCTGAAGAAAAGGCAAAATATGAACTAGACAAAGCAAATGAAACTCTAGCAAAGAGAGAGGCAGAAATCACTAGAAGAGAGCTTACTGCAGAAGCTAAATCAATTCTAAGTGAAAGAGGCTTATCAACTGAATTACACTCACTACTTAACTATGAGTCAGCAGAAACAGTTCAAGAAAGTATCAAAGTTTTAGAAAGTGCGATACAAAAAGCTACTGAAAAGGCAGTAGAAAGCAGATTAAAGGGAACTGCACCAAAGAAAGAAAATAACCCTGAAATAGTAACTAATTACTTTTCAAAAGGTGCAAATATTTAAAAAATAAGGAGATTATAGAAATATGGCAAACAATATTCAAGCAGCAAAAAAATACTTACCAGTATTAGATGAAATTTATAAAGTAAACTCATTAACAGCAGTACTTGATGGCAACCCTGAATTAGCAAGAGAAGGAGCAAACGCAGGCGAATTACTTATTGCAAAATTATCAATGCAAGGGTTAGCAGACTATAACAGAAATACAGGCTATGTAGATGGCGATGTTACTCTTGAATGGGAAACAATCAAAGCTGACTATGACAGAGGAAGAATGTTCTCAGTAGACAATGTGGACAATCAAGATTCAGCAGATGTCGCTTTTGGACAATTAGCAAATGAATTTATCAGAACTAAAGTAACTCCAGAACTTGATGCAACAAGATTCGCAAAATATGCTCAAACTTCAGGAGTAGGAAAAGCTTCTGGCGCTTTAGATGACGGAGCAAAAGTAATTGCAGCAATCAGAAAAGCAGTTACAACTATGGATGAAGCAGAAGTTCCAGCAGAAGGTAGAATTTTATTTATTACTCCAACTTTAAAAGGATTAGTTGATGATTTAGATACAAATAAGTCAAGAGAAGTTTTAAAGAAATTTGCAGAAATTAAAGAAGTACCACAATCAAGATTCTATACTCAAATTACTTTAACACCTAATGCAGCAGGTGGTTATACTAAAACTGCTACAACTGGAAAAGAAATCAACTTCATGATTGTACATCCAACAGCAACAGTTCAATTCCCTAAACACATTGCACCAAAGGTTGTAACACCAGAACAAAATCAAAATGCTGATGCTTATAAATTCGGTTATAGAATTGTTGGTATAGCAAAGGTTAAAGAAAATAAAGTTTCTGGAATTTACGTTCACGAAGGGACAAAATAATAAATAGGAGGTAATCCTATTATGGAAAAATACAAGAAATATTTAAGTACAGATGATGAGTTAGCTAGCTTATATATTGAGTTAGCTACTCAAGCTGTTTTAGACTATACGAATAGACTTGAACTATTAGAGACTATGAAACCTCTTACTTTTGAACTTGCTAAATACTATCTCAATGAAGAAAAAAGAAACGGAGTATCTTCAAGAAGTGAAGGTGCTATCTCTGTTAGCTATACTGATACAAGTACCACAGAGGGAATACCCGCTTTTATTAGATCACGTTTAAATAAATATAAGCTATTACATGTAGTTAATCATAAGGACAAATAAAATGGAAGTTACAAACGTTAAGACTTACAAATATGCTCCACATATTATAGTTGAGGATGAAGAAGCTAATAAAACTATAAAATATGGAGAACTAAAAGAAATAAAAGCTTATATTTACCCTTCAGGAGGACAAGTACAAGCTCAAAAGTGGGGAAGTGAACTACATTATATCTTTAACTTACTTACTAACGAAGATAAATTGAAAGAAAAAGACGGAATATGTTTTAATTCTGATACTGTAAATTATGAAGTTGTAAGTATCTTACCTTATTCAGAACATTTTCAAATAGAGATTAAAAAGCTATGAAAATAGAAGGCTTAGACAGACTTTACAGAAAAATTGCTCGATTACACAATATAGATATTAAGCCAATTATTGAAGATGCTACCATAAGGGTAAGAGATGAGGCAAAAATGAGAGTTCCCGTTGATACTGGAGAGCTACAAAACAGTATAGATTATAATGTGGATATATCAGCTAAAGGCTTTACTGGTAAAGTTTTTACTAATAAAGAACACGGATTATATGTTGAATTAGGAACAGGACCCAAAGGAGAAGCAAGCCATATTGGAATAAGTCCTGAAATTAAACCAATTTATAGTCCTAGTGGTTGGGTTTATTATGATGTTGATAAACAAAAATTCATTTTTACAAACGGACAAGCAGCAAGACCTTTTATGTATCCTGCATTACACGATAACAGAGAAAAAATAAGCAAGTTTATACAATCAAAAGTACAAAAGAAAATAGAGGAGGCATCAAAATGATTAATTTGAAGCCCGAAATAGTAAAAATTTTAAAAAAAGTGAACAATAACGTAGTAGAATCTTTCCCGAACGATTGGAGTAAGTTTCCTATACTAGTTTACGAAGAAGAAAACAATACACCCTACACAATAGCTATAGAGGGCGAATGCTTGACACTTTTAAGGTATAGAATAGAAATATACTCAAATAGCAGCACAAGTGAAATTAAGGGCAAAATTGACGAATTAATGACTGCTAGAGGATTTACTAGGATTATGTCTTTAGATAGCAACGACTTACAAGGCAGAAGACATTCGGTTATGAGATATGAGGGTGTTATTGATTTAAAAGATAATAAAATTTATAGAGCATAGGAGGATAATATATGTTAGCAAATGGAATTACATTGAAGTATAAAAAGAAAACAGGTACACCAAATACATTTACATTGCTTGAAGGACTAAAAGAAGTTCCAGAACTTGGGGTTGACCCTGAAAAAGTAGAAAATACTACTTTAGCTGATAAAGTAAAGCAATATGAATTAGGAATTGGAGATGCTGGAGAATTAGAATATAAATTCAAATATGATAACTCAAAAGCAACAGCAGCTTACAGAGTTTTAAGAAAACTTATGGATGATAAAGAAACTGTTTCTTTTGAACAAGCTTATCCAGATACAACAAAGGTTGAATTTGATGGTCAAGTATCTGTTAAGCTTGGCGGTGGTGGTGTAAATGGTGTTATTGAATTTACACTTAAAATTGGTTTACAATCAGATTTTAAATTCACTGATCCAGCTTAAATAAAAAATTAGGAGGAATAAATTATGTCAGAAAAAAAAACAATTAAGAAACCTTTTGAAATATGGACTGTAAAAGGTGTTGAATATAAATTAAAATTAAGTACATCAGCTATAATCGAATTAGAAAGTAAGTTAAATAGTAACTTATTAAATATCTTAAATGATGGAATACCTAGTTTACAAATTATGGCAATGTTAATTCATGGAGCTTTAAAGAAATATAATCACGGAATTAGCTTAAATGATGTAAATGATATTTTAGATGATTATTTTGAAGAGGGAGGCTCTCAACTAGATTTATTACAAAAAGTAATAATTCCTATCTTTAATGTTTCAGGTTTTTTTACCCCAGAGATGGTGGAAGCAATGGAAGTGAAGATGAAGGAAGCCAACGAAAAACTGAATATTTAACTGATATAATTTATGAGATTTATCCCACAGCTCTATATTGTGGGATAAAACCTCACGAGTTTTGGGAGTATTCTTTTGATGAAGTAAAAGACTTAATAAAAGTATTTAAACAACATAAAGACGAAACAGTAAAAGAAACTTTAATATATAACTACAGTTTGGCAAGTTATATTAGAAGCTTTGTAGGAAGTATTTTATCAAAAGACGTGGATGTACCTACACTTTATGAATTATATCCTGATGTATTCAAAGAAGAATTAGAAAATAAGGATAAAAAGAAAATAGAACAAGAACTGACATTGCATAAAGAAAGATTTAGAGAATATGCAATGCAATATAATGAAAGACGATTGACTAAATAATTTATTAGATATATAATACTGTTAACGGAGGTATGTTATGAAAAAAATTGTTTGCCCTAAGTGTAAATGTAGTGATAACATCGAAATTATGGGAGAAAAGAAAAAAGGATTTTCAGTAACAAAATCAGTAGTAGGCGGAGCACTTACTGGAGGTATTGGACTGTTAGCAGGATTTATTGGTAAAAAAGGCAAGTATGATATGTTTTGTAAAAATTGTGGTCATCGTTGGAGACAAAAGTAAAAGCAACTAATTTATAGTTGCTATTTTTTTGTATTTTTTTAAGGAAAGGAGGTTGAGTTTATTTGACTTTAGAGGAATTAAATGTAATTATTGATGCTAAATTAGATCCTTACAAAAAAGCTATGTCAGATATGAAAAAAGTTACAGAACAAGCTACTAAGCCAGTTAAAGACAATATAAAGTCTGTTAATGATACAGTTAATCATCAAACGGGCGGAATAAGAAATGCTTTAATGGGATTAGGAAAAATTGCTGCTTTTGGTCTTTTGGCTAAAAAGATGTATGACTTTGGTAAATATTCAGTTCAAACAGCTTTAGAAGTAAGTGCATCAATGAATCAAATAAGAAGACTAATGGGCGAGTCTACTCAATCATTTTTAAAATGGTCTAAGGGTGGAGCTTTAGCTTATAACTTAGCTACTGGAGATGCTATAAAATACGGAGCTGTTTACTCTAACCTTTTTAGTAACTTTATAAAAGACAATGACCAATTGGCGGCTTATACAGTGCAAATGCTTAAAACGTCAGCAGTTGTTGCAAGTGCGACAGGCCGTACAATGGACGATGTAATGAATAGAATCCGTTCAGGTATGCTTGGAAGTACAGAAGCAATTGAAGATTTAGGAATTAACGTAAATGTATCTATGTTAAAGACTACTAAGGCATTTCAAGAACTTGCTAATGGTAGAAGTTGGGAACAATTGGACTTTAACACTCAACAAGCTATAAGAATGATGGGTATTTTGGAGCAAGCAAGTGTTAAATTTGGTAATAATTTAATGCAAGGACCAACAACGAGTATAGCTTATTTTGTGGCTCTACTGAAGAATGCAGCACTTAATATAGGTAATGCTTTCTTACCAGTTATAGGAGCAATTATGCCAGCTTTATCTGCTTTTGCTAGTGTTGTAAATAAAGCAACTGGAGCATTAGCTGTATTTATGCAACTACTTTTTGGTAAAAAAGCAAGTGCAAGTCCTATGTCCTCAATGGCTAACGATGTCAAAGGTGTAGGCGGTGGACTTGATAAGGCGAATAATGGAGCAGGTAAACTTGGTAAAGGCTTAGGCGGAGCAGGTAAACAAGCTAAAGCACTTAAAAAAGAACTATTAGGGTTAATGGGTTTTGATGAAATCAACCTACTAAGCAAAGACAAATCCGATTCGGGAGCTGGTGGCGGCTCTGGCGGAGGCGGAGGCGGAGGTTCTGGCGCTGGTGGTGGCGGTGGAATTACACTTCCTAAAGTTAGCTTTGATGATGCCCTAGAAGATGAAGACGACTCAAAAATAAAGAAATTTTTAGAGGACTTAATAGAACTATTAAGACCTACAATAGAGGCATTACAAAGGCTAAATGAAGCTTTACAACCTTTAAAAGAGTTTGTTGCTCAGGGTTTAATAGATTTTTACGAATACTTTTTAAAACCTGTAGGATTATGGGTTTTAGGAGAGGGACTACCACGTTTTATAGATATTATTAGTAAAACACTTAATAATATAGATTTTCCAAAAATTAATAGAGCTTTAAGAGAGTTTTGGCAAGCTCTAGCACCTTTTACTATCAATATTGGGGAGGGTTTATTGTGGTTTTTGGATAATGTTTTAAGTCCTTTAACAAGTTGGACTATATCTGATATAGTGCCTATTTTTATAAAAGCAGTAGCTAGATCAATCGAATTTTTAAACTCTGTTATATCTGCTTTTGCACCTTTTGGAAAATGGCTTTTTGATAAGTTTTTAGTGCCTCTTGCAAGATGGACGGGAGGAGTTATAACAAAGGTATTAGAAGGTATAGTAGAGGCTTTAAAGAAAGTATCGGATTGGTGTAAGGAACATAAAAGCACAGTTGAAACAATGGCTGCCGCAATAGGAAGTTTTTTAGCAGCTTGGGGAATTGTTAAGGTTGTAAGTATAATTTATGGAATTGTAACTGCTCTATATGCTTTTGTTACAGCAGGAACTACAGCTGGAGTTGTCGGAAGTACCTTAGGTATGATAATTACAACTTTGACTAGTCCTTTTGCTTTAGTCGTTGCTGCAATAGGAGCATTAATTTTTATAGGTTATGAATTATGGAAAAATTGGGACACAATAATTAATTATCTTTCAGAATTATGGCAAGGCTTTTGCGACTTTGTAGGTGGTATCTGCGAGTCAATAGGGGCTTTTTTTGTTGGATTATGGACTGGTGTTGTTGAGACTTTCCAAAGTTTATATAATGGTATTTTAGCTATATTTTCAGGTATTGGAGATTGGTTTAATGGTGTATGGAATAATGTAAAAACTATTTTTACTAATGCTTGGAATGCGATTTTTACTTTCTTATCTAATATAATAACTAAAATATATAACTGGATTTCAGAAAGATTTACAGCTGTTAAAGATTTTATTTCTAATATATGGAATGGCATTAAAGATGTTATTTCCACAATTGCTGGGGCTATATGGGAAGGTATAAAATCAGTATTTACAGGAATATATACGACGGTTAGTTCAATATTTACATCAATAAAGACTGTAGCTTCCAGTATATGGGAAGGCATAAAATCAACAGTTGTGAGTGTTGCTAGTAATATGTGGTCCGCTGTAAAAAGTAAAATGTCTGATATATATAATGCGGTTTCTGAATGGTTTGGTAAGATACCTAGTAAAGTATCTGAATTATGGGATAAAGCAGTAAGGGCTATAACTAGCATTGACTTATACAGCATTGGTCGTAATATAATTTCAGGGCTTATAAGTGGTATAGGCTCTATGGCAAGAGCTGTATGGGATAAGGCGAAAAGCATAGCGAAAGGTATAGCAGATACGATAAAAGGTTGGTTTGGTATCAACTCTCCTTCAAAACTTACTACATCATTCGGACGTTTTATAGGTCAGGGTCTATACTTAGGACTAGATAAAGAAGAAACAAATGTATTTAACTCAGCTAAGGGACTTAACAACTCAGTTTTAAAAGGTCTTAACAATTCAGATATTTCAGTAGATAAAAATGTTGAAGTTGATATTTTTGCAGACTTAAAAAATGCTATGGGTACAATGCTTAATTCTTTAGCAAACATGAAAAATAATGCACTTTCAGGCTCAGGAGATATTATAGTTCAAATAGGCGATACAGAGTTTGGACGTTTTGCTATAAATAAAATCAATGAAGAACAAGAAAGAGCAGGAATGACTTTAATAAAAGTATAATAAGGGGGATAGGTAATATTATGTTAATTATAAACGGGGTAGTAGTACCTACCCCTAAAGCTATGTCTATATCAATAAATGATATAGATGCAGAAACAGGAAGAAATGCAAATGGAACTATTGTAAGGGATAGAGTGGCAGTAAAAAGAAAAATTGAATGTGAATGGGGAATGCTAACACAGATAGAAATGCAAACACTTTTAAATGCAGTATCTTCTGTGTTTTTTAGTGTAAAATTTATTGATCCACAAATTGGAGAAACTACTAAAACAATGTACGTTGGAGATAGAACCGCTCCAGTTTATAACTTCAATAGTAAATTTAAGCCATGGTCTAGTCTTAAAATGAATTTTATTGAGAAATAGAGGTGTAGTATATGATTAATATGTCTGATACATTTAAAAGCAAAATATACTCATCTGAGAGGTATTTAGAGGCAAATGTATTAATAAATAATGTTGACTATAGAACAGATATAATAAAAGATTTTAACTATAATAGTTCAATAGCAAGTAATTCTTTTGCAATAGGTTCAACAAATGCTAGTACCTTTGAAATAACTTTAAATGAATTAGTAGAAACTATAGAAGAAAATCAAGAAGTAAAGCCTTATATAGGCATTATTGGAGCGGAGAGTATTCCTCTTGGAGTTTTCTATATCAAAGAAATAAAAAGAGATAGAAATGCAAAAATAACTAAAATCAAGTGTCAGGACAAAATGATGTATCTTAATGAATTATATAAAACTGATTTAGCTTTTCCAGCTAAAATAAGAGATGTAATTCAAGATATTTCATATAAAGTTAAAATGGAGTTTGTTCCTACTCACATAAGCTATAACAAAGAAGTACAAAAACTAGAAAAAGTTATAGAGAGATGTTGAGCTATCTTGCACAGATAGAGGGCTGTTTTGTAGTTTTTGATAGATATGGGAAATTAGAGTTTAGAAAATTCAACAGAACTCAAGAAAAGATTACAAAGAATAATTATTTTTTAAGTGGCTTAGAAGTAAATGATGTGGAATACAAACTCAACGGAATTACTGCCGATTTAAAAAATAAAGAAAAAACTATTTTAGCAAGTGGATCAGCTGTAGGAAATCAAATTAATATAACTAATCCACTAATGAAGCAAGATTATTTAGACGAAGTATATACTTATTTAAAACAATTCATTTTTAAGCCTTATACTGTGAATTGGCAAGGCAATCCTGCTCTTGAAGTTGGGGACTTTATACAAATTGAAATCACAAACGGACAATATACAGGAGTTCCTATATTAAACTTACAACTTAACTTCTCGGGTGGCTTGAATTGTAAAATGTCAGCAGATGTGAAAACATCCACATCCACATCATACGAATACAAAGGGACCATTCAAAAACAAATTGAATTTTTAAATGCGAGAATTGGAGCAGACGGAACTACAATTTATGCAGATACTAAAGAACCTAGCAATCCAAAAGAGGGCGACACTTGGTTTAAGCCTAACGGAGCTTATACAGATTTATATATCTATGAAAAAGGACAATGGGTTTTAAAAGTTTCTACAGGAAATATTCAAGATTTAGTAACAAAAATAACAACGGATGAAGTTCTAGCACCTAAACTTTCTGCAGGAATTGCAAAAATAATTGAACTAGATGCAAGCAAAATTACAACAGGATTTTTACATGCGGATAGAATAAAAGCGGGTTCAATCACTGAAAATATGATAAGTGATGAAACTAAAAAGAAGATAGTTACTAAAGAAGAGTATAACGATCTTATCGCAGATAATAAAAAATTTAAGTCTGAAATAAGTCAAGCTATTACAAAAGAAATCGACAAAGTCAAAGTCGGAGCTAGAAATTTATTAAGAAATTCAGCAAGCATAGACAAAACAAAATGGCAAAAATGGTCTGCTACAGATATTGAATATTCACAAATAGAAAATAGTGATGAGTGGATAGGTTTTGAGTCTATCAAATTTTTAGATGTTGATACTCAAATAACGTCAAAAGTGCGAGGATATTATTCTTTAAGCGATTTTAAAATTGATGAGAACAAAAAATATACATTAAGTTTAGATTTTTTAAATTTATCTGGTTTTGATATTAATGTTGTTATAGATAAAGCTAAAACTGATAAAAAAGCAGTAGTAAAAGCACTACAAAACACAAGAATTACTATTACTTTTGATAAAAAAGACTTTGACGAACTTATAATCGGTATTGAAACAGAACTTAATCAAAACCCTATTTTTTGTATTAAAAACATCAAAATTGAAGAAGGGACAATCGCAACGTCTTGGACACCAGCTATTGAAGATTTAGAAGAAATAGACAAGCAATTAAATGATGCAGTTGAATTTTTATCAAGTGATAATAAAGACTTATTAAAAAAATATGACGGACTTAATCTTGAAAACGCAAAAATTAGAAAAGAATTAAATACAGCACTTAAACAAACAAGAGACGAATTTTTGTTCCAATTCAACAATTACAAGCAGTTACTAGACGAAACGGGGCGAGTCGTTGAACAACGTTTCAATGATTTTTCAAGATATATCCGTTTTAAAAACGGAAACATAGAATTGGGAGATATAAATTCTCCTTTCAAAGCTTTATTAACTCACGAAAAAATTAGTTTTTTAAAAGCAGATGCAGAAGTTGCTTACTTATCAAAAAATAAATTGTATATTACTGATGCTTACATTATCAACTCTTTAAGAATAGGGAATTTTGAATTTGTAGTACAAGAAAATGGAAATTTGTCTTTTAGAAAGGCGGTGGATTAATGGCACTTTCAGGAAGTTATCAAAATGGAATAACTGGTTATACAGTAAAAACTGAATGGACTGCAACACAAAACGTTGAAGAAAACTATTCAGATTTAACAATAAGTTTATATTTGATTTGTGGTTATAGATACAACTTGTCTATATCAACAAAAACTCATTATGTATATATAGACAATACAGCTTATAGCATTAATTCAAGCTTATACACAAACGGAAATCAAACTTTAAAATTAGGCGAATTTACAAAAAGAATTTATCACAATTCAGACGGAACAAAATCGGTCAATTTGTCAAGTATAGTAACATTTAATGCAACTATTAGAGGGCGACACGTCAGCACAATTGACGGCGGTTCAGATACTATTGAACTTGATAAAATACCACGAATGAGTACTATCAAGAATACTATTGATGGTTCACGATATTTAAACTCTTTACACACTTTACACGTTGACAAATTCTTAACTGGGAATATCACACACGACATCTGGTATATAATCTATGGAGACGATGCTACAAAGACAAGTAACTGGCACTATATAGCAAGAAATTCAAGTAGTTTAGATATTGAATTTGTGCCAACACTAGATCATATAAACTTACAACCAAATAGTGATGTAATGTATATAGATTTTGGAATTAAAACTTATAAAGACGGAGAGCTATTTGGCGAAATTGCTTATAGCAAAGGTTGGTACTTTAAAATCCCAGATTCAATACAACCTTCTATTTCAAACGTTGAAATTGTAGATGCTAACACTAAAACAAAAGCCTTAGGAGTTTATGTTCAAAATCATTCAAAATTAAATATAAAAACAACAGCATCTGGAATCGCTGGTTCTACAATAAAAAGTATAAAAATACTTGCTGCAAATCAAGTTTTTTTCGGTGCAGATGTAACTACTAATGAGCTTAATGCAGCTGGAACAGTAGAAATCAAAATAATTGCAACAGATAGCAGAAACAAGACTTTTGCTACTACAAGAAATATAACAGTTGAACCATATTTTTTACCGAGTATCAACAACTTTAAAGGTCAAAGACTTGAAAAAGATGAGCGAACTATAACAATAGAGCGAAACTTTAAAATGGCAAGTATTGCAAACAAAAATTCTTGTAATTGGAAAGTTGAAAGAAGACAAATAGGCAGCTCAAACTGGCTCACAATTCAGCAAGGCACTGACAAAGTTTTAACTACAAATCTTTTAGCTTACAACAACAGTACAGACTTAGACTATGAATTTAGGCTCACAATATCTGATTTTTATACATCAGCTACACAAAGTTTTTTTGTCGGTTCAAGTTTTAGACTTTATGAAGCTCACAGCTCAGGAACAGGTCTTGCAGTCGGACAGATAGCAAAAAGACCTAATATGTTTGATGTAAATTTAAAAACAGCATTTTTCAAAGGAATTGAAACAGAAAAATGGACTAAAATGCACCTTTATAATAGTACTAAGCCTTATGATGCAAAAAACGAATTGAAATATTTTAAAGATCCTTTAGGACTGGTTCATATACAGGGTGTAGTTAAAGACACAACTTCTGAATGGTTGGCTAGAATAACAAGAGCAGATTGCAGACCTGAAAAAGATTTAATTATATCAGTGCCATGCACTGGTTTTAAGTTTGCTTTTTTAAAAATATATGAAGATGGAAATATTTTAATAGATAATAGAAGTGAAATCAGTACAAACTGGATAAGTTTGGATTGTATAACTTTTAAAGCAAAGGAGTAAAAAAATGATAGGAAAAGAAAAAGAAATTTCAGAAGTAGTAATAAAAGTAACTACTGTAAACGGAAAAGACAGATACGAAGTAATTGCAAGACGTTCTAACTATGTAGAAGTTGTGGCGAGTGATGTTAGCACAATTGAAAAAGAACTACAAAAGGTTGTTGGACTTTGTAAAGTCTTAAAGACACCAAATGAAGAAATTGAAGAACAAACACAAAGATTATTAGAGTTTGTAATTAAGAAATCAACAGAAAAAGAAAAAGCTCACAATCCTGATTTTTTCAAAAAGTGGGGAGTTGGCGAAACTTATGTAAAGGGCGAATATGTAAATCATTTAGGACTTGTTTTTTATGCTTTAGCAGATAACAGGGCAACTTATGAGAATATCCCTATCAACACGCCTGAACTATGGAAAAAAGTCGAAGAAGAAAAGCCACTTGAAAACGGAACTAATCCCGAATATGCACAAAACTATAATAAAGCAGAAAACTATTATAGAGATTTAAGTTATAAAGAAAAAACTTATGTAAAATTTTATAACGAATTGTATAAAACTGTAAAAGATGTTAAAGCTGGAGAAGAACCGAGCGAAAAATCAACTTTTTGGAAATTAATTCCTGAAAAATTATAAATTAAGGCATATAAATACATTAAAAAATAAAAAAAATGCAAAATAGGGGCATTTTTGAGCCATTTATTGAAATTTCAACGTTTAAGAAAGGAAGGTAAATCAAAATTGTGGATATTCTAAAAATAGGAGGTTATGCAAGTGCGATTGGAGCCGTTTTGCTACTTGCAAAAAATCTTTATAGCGGAATTGTGGTTATAAACAACTTAAACAGTACAGTTATTAGACTAAATAACGAAGTTATTAGACTAAATAACGAAGTGATTGATTTAAAAAATACAGTTGAAAAAATGAAAAAGGAAATGGGAGATTTAAAAAAGACCTTTTTAGAGTTAAGAAAAGAATTGAGCGAACTTAAAGAAGCTTTAAAGAAAATGAAGTTAGAAGATGAAAAGCAAAGCAATTCCATTAGATCAATTTTAAGACAACTAATAATCAACTACACTAACGATATTTTAGATAGACAATATATTTATAACGAGGAAATATATTGTATTAGACAACTTTACGAGGGGTACGCCCTTTTAGGCGGCAATTGTACTATTGAAGAAAGAGTAAAAGAAGTTATAAAGTTACCAGCAAAAGCAGGACAATTCAATCCTAACAAGCAAATGATTGATAAAGCTATAGAAGAAATCAAAAAAATAATTCAAAACAACAAAGGAGAATAAGAATATGAAAAAATTTAATTTTAAAAAATGGATTAAGGCAGCAACAGTAAGAGCAATTAAAACAATGGCACAAAGTGCAGTTGCATTGATTGGAACATCAACACTAATCACTGAAATTGACGTAAAAGCAGTTATAAGTGCAGTAATTCTTGCTGGTATATTAAGCTTATTAACAAGCACAGCAGGACTACCAGAAGTATCAGAAGAAGAATAAAGGGTATTATACTCTTTATTTTTCTTTATATAGGAGAAAAAATATGAAAAAAATTGATTTTTTAGACAGAATGTATGAAGAATACAATGAACTTGATACAAAAATTATAAAACTTGAAAAGGCTTTAAAAACAAAGCCACTAGACAGACGAGAAATAGAACTTCTGATTAATCAAAAAGAGCATATGAAAGCATATAGAGAAATTTTAAATAAAAGAATTAACTACACAAAACAAAAATATAGCGATTTATAAAGGAGTGTAAATTATGGATATTAAAAGATTAATTGTATCAGATGCAGTTTCAAATAGAGTTTCTTACGGAAGGGGAAATCCTAAAAACTACTTAACTATACACCAAACGGGCAACACCGCTGCTGGTGCTAATGCAAAAGCACACCACAACCTACAAGCACGTTCTGGAATTGGTTACGGCTGGCATTGGCAAGTTGACGACCACGAAGCTATACAAACTCACGACCACGATTTTAAAATTTGGCATGCTGGGGACTCTAGGGGTAAAGGCAACACAGAAAGTATCTCAATAGAAATTTGTATCAATTTAGACGGCGACTATAATAAGTCAGTCGAAAATGGTGCAAAATTGGCTGCAATGATACTTAAAGAAGAAAATATTGATATTTCAAAAATGGTGCAACACAATTACTGGACAGGCAAAAACTGTCCTGAGCAGATTAGAGCTTGTAAAAATGGTATTTGTTGGAGCAACTTTGTAGAAAAAGTTAAAGGTTACCTAAACGGAAGTAATGAGCCTAGTGGTTGGATAAAAGACAATGTTGGTTGGTGGTATAGACTACCAAACGGAGATTATGCGAAAAATAGTTGGTCTAAAATTAACGGCGAATGGTATTACTTTGGAGATGATGGCTATGCTTATTGTGAAAAGTGGCTAAAATACAAAAATGAATGGTATTACTTTGACAAAGACTGTAAAATGCTATGCGAAGAATGGTTGACTATTGGAGAGGAAACATTCTACTTTAACGATTGGGGAGTTTGCGACCTCAATTATGTTAGAAATATTGACGGAAAACAATATGCTTTTAATGATAGAGGAGCTTTGATTAAAGATAAAATAATTAAAGAGAATGGATCTATTGAAAATATAAAAAAATAA